AATTATGTGATTGAATTCGTAAGTTTCAACCACATAACTCAAACGGTATTTGCAAACCCTGTTTAAATCCTCCAAGAGAACGTCCCGTTAAAGTTTTTGGCCGTTAGTCCTTGGACTGCTGTCGCGTGGCTATATTAAACTTTGAAACAACGCCGCAACCGCTAGAGGCTACGCCGCTCTTGAAACCTAGGACGCAACTACCACAGTTGGCCCCCAGAATTCAGACACCTAAAATCCTCCGATAGGTGCGGCCCTAATTTTATGCTCTTGGTCTAAATCCTTAATAACGTGTTGAGCGTCTTAAGTTATGGTCCGACCCGTAGTAATTCCTTTTTACAATTATATGAGTACATTATTATTTGGGGGCTGTCTACAATAAAATGCATATTATTTCATTTTATTTGATATTAGTTGTTTTTGTGACATAATTACAACAGTATTGATACATAAGGATTTGAGCTTTTTATATACTATGATTAGTCAATCTCTCTCGCGCTCTCTCTGGTCATTCTATGAGCTTTTAGAGTATATAATCATTTTAGTATTTTTGCCGCTCTCCATTTGTTATTTTGTTTTTTATATAGGGGGCTTGTAATTTATATGTATAGTATTCCCCTAGAGAGAAGCACTAAGTAAGATTGTAGAGATTGGCAAAAGAGATATAGGCCACGAATTAATGTATTATTCGGAGAATAATTCGATATATAATAGAAATAATGTAAAATATAAAAGAATTGAAGGCAAAGAAGGCTAAGGGGGAAATGAAATGAAAGAATAATAAGATGCCCCCTCACAATTTTGTACCATTTTTTTATAAACGCTGCTTATATCCTCAGAGAGAAGCACTAATTCATAAATATACAAGTATACCTAGAAAGTCCATATCGCTCTCCACGGGCGTTACAGAGCTTTCTAGGCTATGTCTACAGACCTTAGTAAGACTTCTTCTTCTTACGCTTAGGGTTCTGTGATTTCTTTAGTGCTTTCTGTGTTGGAGCACCCTTTGTTCCTGGTTTTCTCATCTTCTCGCCACTTCCTTTTGCAATGCGTTTACGTTTAGCGTGGATGTTATCCCACAATCCTCTTTTCTTAGCTGCCATAACTACTTCCTTGATTTAGAACCGCTGCACTTCCAGCGTTTACGTGATAAACGTAGAGGTGAGTTCGGGTCCTTAGCTGCTTTACTATGCTTCTTCATTTGTCCAGCAGACCTGGCGCAGTATGAATCGCCTTTACTTGTACCTGGCTTAACCCTGGGGCCACCGCCCTTGGCTTTACCAGCCTGGCCGTAACTAACCTTCTTACCAGAAGCAGTTATCTTGACCTTAGCTTTTCCCTTACGGGGTTTCCTAGTTGCCATCTCTTTGTTTCCCTTTTCTAATAGTGCCTCCATCAGGAGTCATGTCGTTACGTGATGCACCCTGTACTTTCTCATAGGTCCTAAGTGTCCCTAGTCCTAACATACCAAGTAGTACGGGCATTAATGTTCCTAAGTCAAACTCAGGTAGACCTGATAGGTCTAGTTCTGTTCCTGTGAACTCTGCTATATAGAATGCAATAGATTGTATAACTCTAGAGACTACAAAGGTCCAGGCTAATGCTATACCACATACCCATCCTACAAACGGTCTCCAGCCTGATACAAATAATCTACCACTCTTAGCTTCTTCTTTATTAACAGCAAGCTGTGCTAAGTCGGCTTCTCTAGCTAACTTAGTTATACGGAACTTCATTGCTGCTTTTTCTTCATCAGAAGTGTGTAGGTCATCTATTATACCAAACACTCCTCCTACTACATCACCTATGATGCCTGTTGTAAATATACCCATTACATCTCCTTCAATGCTGTGTAGAACTTAGTAGCATACCCAGCTATCATAGGACCATTCTTTCCTACGTCACCGTTTATAATACCTCTAGCCTTAGTCCACTCAGAGTACGTAGGGTTCTCGTAGGGTAACATATCAGCTAAGCTTTTATTCCTATAGCTCCCTGTCTTCATACCCCATATCATAGCGCGTACTGATACTTCTAAGTCTAGCATAAGGTCTGGGTACGTTACCAGGTCTAACCCTAGTGCATGCCCTGTACTTGCATAGTTACTTAGATGTGTTAGCTGTACTAACCCTCGGCCATAATAGCTCTTACCGTTACTCTGTGGTAACGCATAGTCTACGCTTATTACACCCTTCTCATATAACCTAGCTACTGCCTTACGGCTACCAGCGTCGGTCTTACAGAACCCTTCTCGTACAGGTTCCATGCGTCCACCTGTCTCATGGTAAGCTGTAGCCAGTACATAGGCTATCTGTTCCATTGTAAGGTCGGACTCTAAACAAGAATTTATAAGACACTCAAAGCCTACTACCTGTGCAGCAGTTAGCTTACTGTCTTTCATAAAGGGACGTACAGAATCAAAGAATGCTGCTATGTCCATTAGCTTAACAACTTCTTTATCTCAGACTCAACACGTTTTATCTCAGCCTTCTTAGACTTTACTCTTTGTCTTAGTTCACTTTTCAATAGCTCTGCATTAAGAGCTTTACGGTCTTGCATTGCTTTTACTTTAACTTTCATTTCTACTTGCTGCTCTTCCATACGCTCTATAGCATACAGCCTAGCTACCTCTAGCGTTTCTAGTACTTTCTTTAGATTATCTTCTGAACCCATGATACGTCCTATGGCGCGTACAGCACCTCTACGTAGTTCCTGAGTTGAGCCTGAGTTATCCTGAGGCCAGGGTAGTTTATTAGAATTAGTACCAACTACTCTTACAGTTGGCTTAGTCTGGGTCGGTTTGTCTTTCTTAGACATTGGGTTCTCCCTAGTATCGTTGTTTTAAATTATTAAGTACATTCGGGCTTAAAGTATTCAAGCCGAACATTGAGTTATAGTTATTAATAGGTCTACCGTTTCCTAACGGGTCTTCCATCATAGTCCTATATCGTTGTGCTTCTGCTGCCACTTGCGCTTGCAAATCATCTACAGCTAGTAAGTCTATCCAGTTACCTACGCTACCAGCTACCGCGTCAAGTCTATCGTCATGTGACAGACTACCTCGGTCCCTGGTTACTTTAGCAAGCTGGTGAAAGAAACTATACGAAGCTCGGTTTACAGCAGCGTACTTCTGCACAGAAGCCCAGTCATCCTGGATAAGGTCTAGCTCTACAACTAATCTACCTGAACCTATAACAGGCTCTAGCTTATCAATTATACGTAGTTCCTTCTGCCCTGTTTCCCAGGGGTCATCTATCTCTACGCCAGCATTTACTTCCTTCATAGCCTTGTATAAAGTTGGCTCCCATACTTTTTGCAAAGCACCATTACCGTAGTTACGTTCTATGGATATCTTATTAGGTTTCCATTTAACAGCTACTCTAGTTAGTTCTTCTAAGTCAGAAGCTTCTAGTCCTCCAGGTACACCGCCTACAGCTACCAGGTAAACCTTATTACCTAAGAACCTAGTTACAGCATAGCCTGTCTCATCTCCGTTCTGTCCACCACCAGCAGGGTCAACATACATATGCGTACCTGTGAACTCCCCGTACTCAGTACCAAAGTCAGAGCACATATACATAGGGTCTCTAATAGGATAGTCACTTGGAGTCGGTACTCTGTTATGTATAGACGGTTGGTGATTAAGAAGTATAGGGCTTCTACCTTTATTTATATTCATAAAGATTAGTTTATTTAGTTTCAAGGGATACCTAGCTTCGTCTGCAAGTCTAGTATCTAGCATATGCTGCAGCTGGAAGTAAGCAGCTCCCTGGTCAATCTCTTTCTTAACTAGGATATCTTCTCCTAGTATAACACTATCTGTTGGCTTACCTCTGTTACCGAGTAGACCAGCACCTGTTGCCAGTGACGGGTCTTTCTTAACTGCCTCTGATATCATAGGAGCTAAGTGTTCTCCGTAGTTATCTAATTCTCTTTCTGTAGGATATCTACCAGGCCATATACGTATATCAAAGCCACGTCCAGGTAAAGCATTATATATACTGTCTACACTCTGTGGCGTACCTAGATATATAATATCTCCCTGTGAACATATAGAAGTAAAGTCCCTGGTTAAGTTCGTAAGCTTCATCCTAGCATCTGCAGTCAAAGCATTCTTAGCACTCTCGATATCATCTGCAATAAGTACGTCAGCACGTTTACCTTGCAGGTTAGATGTAATACCCACACACGCTACACTAGGAGACTTCTCAGGTCCCTTTAGTACATAGTGTATATCATATGCAGTAACAGATGCTCGGTCTCCTGCAGACTTATCTGGCAGCATACAGGACAGCTCTTCCATACCGTTTAGTATCTGGATAATCCAATTACTAATCTCCTTAGCCATTGTATCACCAGCAGATATAATAAGTATCCTAGCTGTCGGGTTATGTATTAGTCTCCATACAGCATACGCAGCAGTAGCCGTGGTCTTAGCCTGGCCACGCTGCGCCTGTATCATTCTATATAACGGACCGTACTGTAAGTAGTTCGCCATATCTAATTGATTATTAGTACAGTTAAATCCCATAAGGTTAACCATTACGTCATATAAGAAGTCTTGAAAGTTAGGGTAAGCCTCCTGAATAATAAGCAGCTCTTTAATACGGTCTGCTTTATTCATTTCCCTAGCATCACGCCCCATCTTATTGAGTACCTGTCAAAGGTAAAGATGTTACGTTAGAAAAGTCTGGTCTATTAGCTTTCTTATTTCTTAGTCTTTGTTCAAGTTCACTTAACTCATCTATCTGTTCAGAATCATAACTTATGTTATTATCTTTTAAGAACTTAGCTATAGCAGATAACATAGCGGGACTAGGTTCTATACTTAAGTATTCTAGTTCACTCATTATCTCTGAGTTAAATTCATCTGAGTTAAATGCTTCTTGAGCTTTATCTAGTTTATCTAAGTAACCCTGTAACACTCTAGTAAATATTGTTGTAAGTGTTGAATGTAAGTTACCAAGATTCTTTTCTGTTGCAGCTCCTTTTG